AAGAGCAACAATGCTTGATAAATAATTTGAATGAAAACTGTAATTGTTAAGATATGAGCTGTACTAACTGTGGAAATTTAGGATCAAATTGTTCATGTTCAGATAACTGTCCTACAAAGACATCTGATATAACTGTATTTGACTGTAATACATTTAATGTATTGGAAGTACCATGTGATGCTACATTATGTGATGTGTTAGGTTTATTAGAAAGCTATACTACTAATATGGTGGCTGAGCTATCTACTATGACTAGCGTTGTAATAGGTGAGAACTGTATAGGATTAGCTGCTGGTACTTATGGTATTCAGCAAGTGATAGATGCTATCTTAGTTCAGTTGTGCGATATACCATCTTGCCCTTTGCATGTAGGTATTACAAACACAGTAATAAACACATTGACAGCTAATCCAAGTGGAGGTGTAGCCCCTTATACATATCAATGGTTAATTGCAGATAATGATGCAGATATAGCATTTACAAGTGGTACTACAGGTGTATCAGTAACTATGAACTCTACTCCTGGTACAAACGTATTTGGATTAGTTAAGTGTATAGTTATAGATGCTAACGGATGTTTAGCTTCAGATGTGTTCTTATGGAAGAATCCAAAAATACCAACATAAAAATTAAAATAAATTAAGATGAGTATAATAGTAAACAATACTGACAATCAGTTAAACATTAATAACAATGGTGTATTAGATGTATATGCTGTTAAGTCTGTTAAATCTGTAAGCAGAGCTGTAGATGCTTCTGGCAATTATTATATTGCTATAAACTTTATAGCTAATGATAAGAATAATTCTTTAAGAATTTACTTGAATGAGGTATCATCTCCTGTTACATGGACTAATGATTTAACTGGTGCTAATGCTGCTTTAGCTGATATTAGAGATTGGTTAAGTGAGATCATTGAGGTACAGATTAGTGAGGCTAACGATAGTATTCTTGTTTACGGATGGGATGGTACTACAAATAGAAAGATTAAGACTGATGCTAATGGTGAGTTACAGGTAGATATTTTAAGCTTACCTAATGAGGGCCAACAGACTATGGCTAACTCTATATCTGTTGCTTTAGCTTCTAATCAATCAGGAGCTGCTAGGACTACTAATATATTAAGACCTACTGGTTCTGGTAACGTTAACTCTGTCGCTGCTACTTTTTATTCTGTATCGGTTGCTAACGTAGGAGCTGCTAACGGAGATGTATTAGGTGGAACTGACAATATTAAACCAGGTGAGGTATTAAACTTCTCAGCAGATGCTGTAAACAATTACTTTACTTCATTTGCTTATGATGCAACTGGAACTGAGTTTATAATTATATATGTATCTTAACTATGCCTGTTATCTTAGGTGGAAATACTGGTATTTATTTGGCTTCATTAACGCCAGCTGTTGACCCCGATGCACAAGCATTCATAACAGCGGCTGCAATAACAGACCCTACTCAACAAAGTGCTATTAATCAGTTAGTAGTTGACTTGAAAGGGTATTCTATATGGTCTAAGATGAAGGCGGTTTATCCGTTTGTTGGTGGTACAGCGAGTAGCCATTCTTACAATTTGGTTAACACAGCACAATATCAAATTACTTGGAATGGAGGTATCACGCATAGTTCAACAGGAGTTTTACCTAATGGAACAAATGGTTATGGGCAAACAGGTTTTTCATTTAATTCAACAACAGCATTAAGTTCGCATATTTCAACTTATATAAGAACTAACTCAACTGCTTTGGCTTGTGAAATTGGAAGCGGTAACGGCACAACTGGAGATGACGAATGTAGAATTGTAAGAAATGGAGCAGCTTGGTCTAATAATCAATGTGATGCGGTAGGTGGTAGATTAAGTCCAAGTGCTGCCAATTCAACTGGTTTAATTTTAAATTCTCGTAGAGCAAACAATGATTGGGAAACTTATCAGAATGGAATATCTTTAGCAACTAAAACAACTACAAATTCTTATACAGGAGGAAGTAATTATACAATAGCTTTATTTGCCAGAAATTCAGTAGGTATTTATGATATTTATTCTAATAAACAATGCGCTTTTGCCTCAATAGGTGACGGCTTAACTGACACCGATGCGGCTAACTTTTACACAGCGGTACAAACATTTCAAACAGCTTTAGGACGTCAAGTATGATAAATATTACTTTGATATTCCAATTATTGTTTGTATCTTTGAGTATGATTAAAATAACTCAACCCGAAAACAGCAAGTACACTATATTAGGGTACAGCCACACAAATAAATATTATATCAAGTATTTTGATGCGGTATGTATTTGTGGAAATCAAAGAAAATTAACAAGTCAAGAAGTAAAGAAAAATATTTCTTGTGGATGTGTTTCTAAATATATGAAACATAAAACACACGCAATGTCAAAAAGTGCTGAATATAAAACTTGGATAGGAATTAAAGAACGTTGTTGTAATGTAAACAGCCCTTCTTATTCTCAATATGGCGGTAGAGGTATTACAGTAAGTGAAAGTTGGATAAATAGTTTTGAAACATTTTTTAAAAATATGGGGTTAAAGCCTTCAAAAACATATACAATTGAGCGTATTGATGTAAATAAAGGTTACTCAAAAGAAAATTGTATTTGGGCAACAAAGAAACAACAAGCAAATAATAGACGTTCAAATTATTTTTTAACATATAAAGGGCTTACAAAAACACGAAGTGAATGGGCTGATTTTATTGGCGTAAATATTAGAACACTTGCAAGTAGATGTAGAGCAAACAAACCAATTAATGAAATTTTAAAAGAATATAAAATATGAGCCAAGTATTAGTTGGTCTATTGACCGAACAGCAAAAAGATTTACTTGTTGGACAGCTATATGCTCCAGACAGTTATTTCAACCCACTGCAAGACATAAATTTAAATTGGGTAATATCAATAGAAGAAATGGAGCAATGCGTTAATCCTGATTACCTTTGGGTAAAAGACTTAGATTTGATTCCGTACGAACCAAAACCAACACCACCACCTTTTGAATGAGTACACAGATAAACATACTATCAGCTAATCCTTATACTATAACAGGAGGTTTATTTGCTCAAACAGCAAACAGTACTCCTATTACCAATACTATAGTAGAGACATCTCTAATTAACGGAGGAGTAGGTAGCTTATCTGTACCTGCTAATTTCTTTAAGGTAGGAGATAGCTTTAGGGTTGTTACAGCTGGTGTATTAAATGCTGCTAATAATCAAACTATAAGGATAAGGGTTAAGGCTGGTTCTATTGTATTATTAGATAGTCTTGCTCAAAACATTACTAACATTACTAATGATGTATTCTCTTTGAATGTAGATTTTACTGTTAGACAATTAGGTGGTCCTGGTGTAGCTTCTATAGTTTCATTAGGTACATTTCATTATGCTAAGACATCTAATGCTACTGTTCAAGGGTTTGCTTTTAATCAAGTAAATTCTACTACCTTTGATACTACTATAGCTAATACATTGAATATAACGGTAGAGTGGGGAGCAGCTGATCCAGGTAATAGCATTTATAGTGATATATTTATTTTAAATAAAACATATTAATGGGAGCTAGTATATATTTAGGTAAGGTATTAAGCGCAGGAACTAAGGGGTGTAATATAATACTTCCTACAGCTCCTTCATTTGTAGGTTTACTTGATACTTACCCAAATGCAGCAGCTGCTTATTCACTGAGAAAACTAAGAACAGCATATACAGGTAATTGTATTAGAGTAAGACGTTCAAGTGATAATGCAGAACAAGATTTTGGCTTTGTTAATAATGTTTTAGATACGGCTTCTTTGCTTACTTTTGTTGGTGCTGGAAGTGGATTTGTAACTACATGGTATGACCAAAGTGGTACGGCAAGAAATGCTACAATATCAACAGCAGTTGAACAACCAAGAATAGTAAATGCTGGAGTATTAGACACATTAAACTCAAAACCATCTATAATAAATCCTAATGCAGGAGTAATTAGACGTTTAACAACATCTTTATCATATACTCAACCTTTACCTGTCGCTGTAATATTTGCAGGTAGAATAAACCAATTACCAACTAATCCATATGACAATGTTACATTTACATTTGGAGGCTCAACCGTTGGTGTTGGTGGAGGTGGAAGATATGAATTTATTGCTTCTCCAACTTATTTTGGTGCTGGTATTCGAGGGGGTTCATATATTACTATATCACCATTTAATACTATTCCATTTATTCAACAAGCTAATTTTAGGTCATCACAATTAGATTTAAGATTTAATGGAGTTGATGCAACACCAGTTGCACATTCAGGTACTCCATTTGGAACACCTGGAACATTTCAATTATTTGGAGGAGGAGGAATTCCCACTGATGCCCAATTTTATAGCAACATAAATATATCTGAAGTTATAATTTATGTATCTGACGAATATACAAATAGAACGGGCATTGAATCAAATATTAACTCATTTTACTCAATATACTAATGGAAGTAACAGGCTATAAATACACGAATGAACAGGAGGCTATTGACGCAAGAGAACAATGTGATGCTTACTATGGCATACCCGTTTCACCTGATGATGTAACACAAAATTGGGTTGATTATAATACAGCAAATTTGGATAATCCTATATTTTACTACATAACTTTTGATGAAAGTTTAGAAGTAGTTTTAGGACAACCAGAAACATTTGAAGTAACAGCGCCTAATCCATTCTAATATGAAGTATCTATTAATATTATCCTTAATAATAATATCCTGTTCACCTCAAAGAAGATTTGATAGATTAATAAAGAGGCATCCTTGGTTACTAACTAAGGATACTCTTTTTGTCAAAGACACTATTCGTGATACAATACGAATAACTGTACCAGAAGTTCATGTTGATACAGTAGTAGAATACGAAACTTTATACGATACAATTTTTTTAGAGAAAGACCAATTAAAAGTTAAGGTCTGGATGGATCGTGAAAAAAAAGTTTACATTCAAGGAAAGTGTGATACAGTCTATATTGTAAAGCCATACGAAAAGATTGTAGAAAGAAAGATTCCTATTAGATACTACGAAAAGACTCCATGGTATAAGACACTCTTAAATAACCTTATAGGAATTTTATTAACTTTGCTTCTAGTATATTTTACGTATAGAATTTTAAGAAAGCACTTAATATGAAAGCAAAGTTACTTTTAATGATTACATCAATGCTGGCTGTTATCGCACCAGTTTTTCCAATGATTTACATAGCAATATTAGCAATCCTTATAGACACAGGATTCGGAGTATGGAGAAGTGTTAAGAAGGGAGGATGGAAATCAATTAAGAGTAGAAGATTATCTCACGTTATAAGCAAGTCATTACTTTACTCTGGAGCGATTCTTTTTACGTTTCTAATAGAGAAGTATATCGCAGCTGATTTAATCGCTCAGTTCGTAGCTGTTGACCTTGTAATGACAAAAGTAATAGCGTTCTTCTGCGTAGTAGTAGAAGTTAAATCAATCAATGAATCTTACGAATCTGTAACAGGAAAGAATATGCTTAAAGCATTGAGAGGATTTGTTACAAGAGCTAAAGAAGAGGCAGATAAATTAAAGTAATGATTGTTATTTTATTTGCTACATTTCTATTATCTTTAGCCGCACTTTTAAATCTATTAAAAAATGACAACACTTAAATTAGGTAGTAAGGGAGAGGCTGTAAAAACATTACAAGCGTTTCTAAAGATTACAGCTGATGGGATATTCGGTCCTGGAACTGAGAAAGCTGTTAAAGATTGGCAGAGGTCTCATGGATTAACACCAGATGGCATCGTAGGAAAGAACACCTGGGCTGCTATGGGTATATTAAATACTGATAACGCTGAGAATACTGAGATGACTAATGCTTTAGATATTAAGAAGCATTACATGCCTACTAATACTTATTTCCCTGGCCCTGTGAAGAAACAATGGGTATTCTTACATCATACAGCAGGATGGGAGAATCCTTATCAAGTAATTGATATGTGGGCTAGAGACAACAGAGGTAACGTAGCTACTGAATTTGTACTAGGGGGACAATCTGTTAAGGATGGTAACACTAAGTTTGATGGTGAGTTGGTTCAAGCATTTCCAGAGGGAGGATATGGGTGGCATACAGGTACAGGTAACTCTGTTATGCATAGAAACTCTGTAGCTATTGAGGTATGTTGTATGGGTCAGATAGTAAATGGAAAGACTTATGTTAACACACCAGCTAAATCAGATCAAGTAATTAAGTTAGCTAAACCATTTAGAGGATTCCAATACTGGCATGATTACTCTGATGCTCAGCTTGATGCTTTGAAAGGATGGATATTATTTGTTGCTGAGAAATACAACATTGATATTAGAAGGGGATTGATTGAGCATGTACGAGCTAAAGGTGCTGATGGATTTGATGTGATAGATGCTAAGGCTGAGTCAACACCTGGTATGTATTCTCACACAAATGTATTAAGAGGTAAGGTAGATATGTACCCTCATCCTTACTTAATTGATATGTTATTATCTTTGTAGTATGAGAAATAGTTTAGCAGGTAGTAAAAGAGGAAAGAGTAGAACAGCAAAGTTCTATCAAGAGAATCCAGATGCTCGTAAGAAAAGAGACGAGTACAATAAGGAATATCATAGCACGCCTGCTAGAAAGAAGTATAGAGCTATATTACAAGCTATTAACAGAAAGAAAAAAACTCATGGTAACGGAGATGGGATGGATGAAAGTCACATCTCCAAAACCAAGACTGTTAAACAAGCACAGTCTAAGAATAGAGGTGATAAGAAACGTCAATTTTTTAAATAATGGCAAAGCAAACTACAGTAAGTAATTTTTTAAGAAAGCCCAAGGTTAAAAGACCAGGTATTCATTCTAAGTCTAAAACATCTAAGTCTAAAATCTCTAAGAATTACAAGAAGTCTTACAATAAACAAGGTAGATAATCGGATTATTACCGATTATTAGCGATTATTAGCACTTAATAACTCACTTCCAATCCAACTTTCACAGAAGGAAAAGTCTCTGCTATCTTTTTAAGAAGGAGAAGCCCATGAGGACCTCTCCCTTCTTCAACTTGTATAACGACCTTTGGTTTAACACCTATCTTCTCAGCAAATGGATCTACATGCATCCTAAGATGTTGTATTCTTATCATCTGTACTATCTCACCTATATCTTCTGGTGTTGCATCTACTTGGTACGTTTCCATATTTTATAAATTAAAAGGGTAATCCACCATCATCTTCCATAGAATCAAGCACTTGCTTACCAGTTTTAGGTTCTGACTTAGTCTTAGGAGCTGCTGTTTCAAACTCATCAGACTTTGTATTTTTATTTATCACTCTAATAGTATTGAAGGAAATCTCTTTAGATTCTTTCTTCTCACCATCTTTCTCCCAGCTTCTTGTAACGATAGAACCTTCAAGGTAAACCATATCGCCTTTATTAATTCTATCTGCTCGTTCTACGACAGCAGGAATACCACAAGAGCATCTATGCCACTCTGTTTTATTTATCCACTCCTCTCCTTTTTTGTAGCTTTCTGATGTAGCTACTGAGATATTTACGATTTTACCTCCATTGTCAAATGACTTAATGTCAACTGACCCAACATTTCCTAATAGGATTACTTTGTTTACACTCATTTTTCTTCTTTTAAATTGTTTAAAAATTGTAGTATAGCTCTTTGTGAGTGAAGCCATATTACATCTGTCTTTGGGTTATCTTTAAGCTGATAACGTAGCATCTTGTATTTAATCTTCGATACATCTGTAGCAAATCCTTTTATATCAATGTAGTAGTCTATATCGTTATGTTTGACTACAAAATCCACAGTTAACGTGATAGGTCTTATTGCTTTCTTGTTGTATCTAAAATCTTCTACAAGTATTATTTTCTTTTGGAACTCAAACTCAAATTCAAATTTTTTAAGTAGGTCATAGCAAACTAATTCAAGCTTAGAGTCAAACTTAACTCCATCAACTTCTAGTTTTTTATTTCCGTACTTAGTTCTTCTTATCATACTATATAGCTTTCATCGTAAACTTTTACTACGATGTTACCAGCTGATGTAACAGGAAACTTAACTTCAACTTTCTTTTTAAGATTTCTCTCAATCTTATCGTTAAGCCAGAATAAGAATCTATCGAATATGTTTAGCTTGTTTTTTATCTTAGCTACTATACGATCTTCATTCTCTTGCTTAGCCATTGATGCTAACTCTTGTAGTATCTCATTCTCTTTATATAGTGAGAAGTCTCTTTCAATTATAGGGCGCAGATTAGGAGTTGAGTAGGTCTCTGGCTTCATTACTTTACCATCAGCTCTAAACACAGCTTTACCATCTGGCCCTACCTTTGACATATTGGAACGGTGAACTTCATCAAATAGCATAACAGCTCTATCTGCTAATCCGTTCTCATGTAGTGTTCCGTAGGTAATATAAAGAATATCAATTAGTGCATCGGACACTTCAATAATGTTTTTAGCTTCTCTAAGTTCACCTACTTCTTCTTCAAGTAATAGCTGTCTTAAAGCTCTTCTTTTCTTAGATAACATCTTTGGAGATGTTGGGCAAGTAATTCCAAAAGCATTTTGAAACTCAAGCACTTGCAATAATTGTTTTTCCATATTCTTTATATTTAGATTGACAAAAGTACTAAAAAGTATATTGATAACAAATTTTAGATAAAAATTTAGATTTTTTTATTTCTACAATGCTAAAATTGTATTTACTAAAATCACCTTTATGTATCTTTTCATCGAATGTTTTTTGGTATAACCTATGCTTCTCTCTCTCTGGTATATCTTTATCTACTGCTAGTACAGGTATATCTTCGTATGTGATGTATCTAATCTCACTAGGCTTGTACTTAGACTTGGATGGAAATACTACACGTATAACGATTGTCATACAGTATATATCTGGATTAGTCAAACTCATTATTAATCCAATTTTTTAAAACTTTTCTTTTCCAATATTGAATTATACGATTATTCCGAACAGTTAAGCTTGAATGGTGGTATCGTGTTAGGTTTATTCTTCTTCTTCTCATAGCTTACCATTTAGTAACTTACCTTTTAGTAAGTTTTTTACTTTACTCCAAAATATTATCTCATCTTTAGTATTGTGGCTTTCTAACGTAGTATCAACAGCGAATATAGCCATGTCTAATGCTATTGCTTCCATCATACTTTTAGATTCTATGTTATAAGATATTATCTTAACCCAGTTGTGATACTCTTTAAATATCAAATCAGCCATTTCTTGAGGTGTCTTCTTCATCTTTCTTAATCATTTTATCACAAATAAATATTAAATCCATAGTTTTTACGAGTGTAAATATATCTAATCTTTGCTTTCTTTGTGTAAGTTTATAAAAATCAGGTATTTCTGACCATTCTTTAGCGGCACATTTCTCTTTAATGAAGCCTTGTAATCTAATCTTATCTACCATTATCCAGTAATCTTCTGTTTCAAATGCAAAGTAATGAGCTTCTCCATATAACCAACCAGGATTACCTAAAACATTTTTCAACTCTACATAGTGGATATTTTCATTTGTCTTATCATCGCTACGATGTTTTTTCTTCATAGCCTTGACATCTATCTGCATGGTAATAGATACATCCCAATGCTCGTGGATGTCTTGTTCTTTACTAGAAAAGTTTATCTTGCCTAAAGTCTCTATTGATTTAGCAAACTTTCTTTCTACGCCTTTAAATAGCTCTACATTCTTTTCGTACATAATTAAAAATCAAAATCGTTATTATTATCAAATCTTTCTATGGAGGTCTGTACTGTGTTATCATCATAATCACCAGTATCTCCTATGTTTTGCCACGCTGGTATCTCAGAGTCAAACTCTAGCTCTATATCAGCTAACTCACCATCTCTATGCTTGGCTATGTAAACAAATCCTTGCTTAGCTAGTGGACTAGTGTCTCTCTCGTTTCCTGGCAGGTAGTAAGAGGGTCTAAATAGGAAAGAAACTATATCAGCATCTTGCTCTATATCTCCAGACTCTCTAAGGTCACTTAGTATTGGTCTCTTATCAGTTCTTAGCTCTACTGCTCTAGATAACTGTGCAAGGGCCACAATAGGTATTTTAAGCTCATTTGCCATATCTTTTAGCTTTCTTGATACATCGCCTACCTCATTAGTTCTATTCTGCGCCCCAGGGCTTGTAATCTTCTGAATGTAATCAACTACGACATAGTCCAATCCCTCAGCGTATTTCATTTTGTGAACCATGGTTATTACATCGGTGATAGTGAATGATCCTCCTACGATGCGAACACCAGATGCGGAGATTCTTCTCTTGGACCTTTCAAACCTACCACGTTCATTAGGCATAAGTCTACCTTTCTTAATTGAGTAGCCTTGAACACCAGAGTCAACAGCTATGAGTCTCTTCATCACTTGTACCTCATCCATCTCACACGATATGAATAAACCTTTTTTGTTATTACGTATGGATGCTGCCTTCATAATGCTAAGTCCGAACTGTGTCTTACCAGCACCAGGCCTAGCAGCTACGATGATTAGGTTAGTAGGTTGCATACCAGAGGTTATCTCATCAAACTTATGGAATCCTGTACGAATACCAGATACACCGTTGCTATCGGCAGCTATCTTCATCTTCTCCTCAAGCTCGTTGAGTAGTGTCTCGTTGTCGTAGCTTTTCTTGTTTAGTAATGATTTGTATTTGTTATTTACTAAATGGTCTTGTAATAGATTTATTACCACGTTAGGGTCGTAATCATCTCTGTTAGACATGAGTGATAGCTTACCAGCTAATTCAACATGCTCACTTCGTATTGCTTCTGCTACTAGGCTATCAATACAGCTTTCGTACTCGTTAACAGCGCATGACATAGATATGATTTTACTCATCTCTACTATAGCTTCTTTGTTGTAGATGGACTTACTCTTCTTTATCGAATCATTTATCGTTGTGATGTTTATAGGCTCGTGATTAAGATATAGGTCAGTTATGGCTTCAAATATTAGTTTTGTCGTTGGATCAATAAACATATTGAAATCTACCCTATCCATGATGTCGTGAACGCCACCTGGGTTACTGAGTACTTCCTTAATGATTAATTGCTCTGACCTTGTTCTTAAATTCATATTAGCTTTCTATAAAGTCTTTAATACATTTTGTTTCTTCTTCGTAGATACGTGATTTCTTTCTACTTGTGTAGTGGTAGACAACTGTTGCGTGATTGATGTTAAGTAGTGACCCTACCCTGCAAGTTGTTGTATATTTCTTAAATTTCTTTTTGTTCTTTTCCCACCAGATTAAGGTAAATTGAACCCTATCTTTCTGGGCCATCTTTCTAGTCTTTTTGTCTAGGCTATAACTACTTACTACTAATTCAAGTAATCTATCGTAGTCTATATCTTTATCTGTTACGTTATTTTTTATCCAATTGTTCCAGCTCATATTGAAAAGTTTAGAGGGCAAAATGACCAGCCACTATTAGTAGCTAGTCAAATTCCTGATTAATAATTAAGCTATTGTCTTTCGTACTGACTTAGGAGAGCATCCCAAGTAGATGTTAAAGTTAAATTGTCTTTCGTAGAAGTATTTGTTTCTAGAGTATTTGAGTAGTTTAGATCTATGCTTATCTATTATCTCTTCCATCTTATTGTAATCTATCTCGTAGTCCATGAATTTAATCTCTTTGCGGCCATCTTCATTTATTGGAGCTTCTTCTACTAGTTTATTAAAGTCAGCAGATGGAGTTGAGTTAGCGTACAATTCAACCAGGCAATCCCATATCGCCTGTGCAAGTTTATCCATTTTTTTCATTAGTCTAAGGTTAAGTTTATTAAAAATCCTAGAAGGAATGATGTTAATATACAGTAGAGTAGAATAAAATTCTTGATTAAATAGTTGTTATCTCTTTTATCTTGCATATTGTCAAAGGTATAGTACATAACAAATAACATTACTATTCCTAGTGATATACTAATTATCTTTCCGTACTGCATTGTCTCCTTCATTTTCTAGGTAAGCTATAGATTCTCCAAAGTTATCTAAAAAATCTATAAGTTTAAAAACATGATTACCATTTTTATCCACTATTGATAGAATTGGTTTATATTGTTTCTCAAGCCAATACACTACTGGCTCTGTCATTATCTTAACGATAATAGGAGCTAACCTTTTCTTACCTTCATCCATTGATTCGATGTCATTGAGACAACTTTTAAGCTTCACGTAGAATCTAATAAGAGGTTCTTTCTCTTCTTTATCTAGCTGTACTTTAAGTAGTGACTCTTCAAATGATTTGTATAGCTCATCAAGTATCTCTGGATTCTCAGTTGACATACCATCCATCATTGATTTAGTATGAGACTCCATTACTTCTAACCACTTTACTGATTCTTTCTTGAAGTTGAATTTGAAATACTTTTTCTCATACATTATCGTATCAAGGTCATTAAATGCCGATGATATTTTAAGTACGCACCGTATCATCTTAACGGTGTCTAACATTGATGGCTCTTCCATTATTCTTTCGGTATTGTTACTTGTAATGTTATACTTCCTTCTCTTGAGATGGCCGCAGGGATGATTTTAACGCCCTCTGAGTCACTTAAACCACCGTACCTATATGATTCTATCATCATGGTCTCAATCTTCTTTCTATCGGCTTCTAATTGCTTAATCGTAAAATTAAGTTCTACCCATTCTGGATTGTCTGAAAAGTCATAGGTAGGGGCTACTGCCTTTGTACTCATCCAACACCCATTAATCTTTACTTTGTTCTCGTCAGAAGATGTTAGTATGTCAAGGGCAGATTGTTTAGCTTCTGCCATTATCTCTTTAGATATTTCCTCTAGCTCCTTGCCTTTCATATAAGCATCTATTGGATCTGTATTCTCTTGTATAAATGCTAGAGCTGATTGTTTAATTGTGTCCTTTGTTATAAAGACTTCTTCAAATATTTTAGTCATAATTAATTCTTTAAAGTTAATGCGTGGTTATTACAATGATTCTTGAATGCTTCAAGGTTATCTGGGTCTGATGTCTTTAACTGTCCTAGTATAGTCATCGCCCATTGTTTAAGCTCATCTTTAGTAGTGTGCTTCTTTATATCAACAAGTGCTTGTTCATAAAGAGATAGAGATAAAGACTCATTAAGTTCTTTGTCAATAGCTTCTCTCATCATCTCTGCTGTCATCTTAGCTGTTGGCTTCTTACCTATAACAGATATATATTCTTGAGTTAATGCTTCTAATTCTATCTCAGCATCTGTCTTTTTCTTTAGTACCCCTTGAGGGTTAGCATCTGGATCATTAGCAGGATCTACTTTAGGAGCAGGCGTAGGTGTTTCTTCTTTAACGTATGCACCCCATTGGAATCTTAGCTTACCATTAGTATCTTTACAAGCTATGTAGCTTATCTTACCATCTGTAAACTGAGAGAACCATGTCCAATCTCTTAGTCGTAATCCCCACTTTTGTTTACCTTTACCAGATACAACTTCGTATTCAGAATCTAACACAAGAGGAATAGATATGATTGGATAGTCATAAAGCTCACGACCTATACCCCAGTTGAAACAGGCACGCTTAAATGAATCTGATGCCTCACCTTTAGTAGCTTCTGTCATTGACTCTGTACCTACATCAGACTTCCATGTCCATTGACTTGTCTCTGGGTTATATAAACCAACGTGACAGAATAGCTTACCATCAATTAGTTCATGTTTACGTTGCCAGTTTAGTGGGCCGACTGCTTGATCTAATCTCTGCATGTCAATACGTGCATCCTTATAAGCTAGTATTGTAGCGTAGCCTTTAGCATTAATGGACTGTACTCTGAAGTCTATGTCATCAATAGTCAAAGGTCTTGATAGTTCTTTTAGGTTCATATTACTTGTTTTTTAATTTATACTGTGATTTAGCAATTTTTAATTGTTCTCTTTCTTCTTTTGTTTTTTTAAACAATTCTCTGTTAATATTTAATCTATTCTTATTTGATTCAACTTGTAGATTAGTTTTGTTTTGAGATACTGATCCATCTGTGCTTGACTTAGGTACAAGCTTTACCATTACTTTTTGTGCAAAGTGTATTTTCATTTTATTTATTATTTATTAATCCTATATCTTTCAAGTACTGCTCATGTTTCTCTGGAGTATCTAATCCTTCTGGCATACAGTAATCATCCTTACCTATCGCTAATCGAATAGCTCCTCTAATTACAGAGTCAGGATGTATTGAGTCTCCATTATCCAACATTACCTCTATGCTTTCAAGTAGTTGAAGCATTTGTAGATGGTGTTCTTCAAGTTCTTTCATTTGTTTTTTTTTTAAAATAAATCTTCTACTATTTTTTTCTTTTCTATCGGTGTCCTAGACACTACTGTGGAATATACTTTACGAGATGAGTATCTGTAGATTATTGAGTCCATATCTTCCTCAAAGAAGTCAGCTAGGAACATAAGTACATAAGCATCTTTAGGCATAGCTCCATTGATTAGATTATATACATTGTGATAACAGTACCAATTACCAGGAACTCCGTACTTGATTAATTCATCTTGAAGGTTTGACAGTCGCATATTGCGATTATCTAATAAGTCCTTAATTCCAATGAATTTATTTTTTGTTTTTAGTGGCATTGACGTTTCAAATTTACGAGTTATTAATATAATTTACAAGGTTATTAACATTATTTTTATTTTTTATATCTTACATGTCAGGATTAACCTGACAATTAAACTATAATTTGCATGAATTTTTCCAGATTCTTTTTCCATCTTATTCTGATTTAAAGGTTAATTCTTGTGCTTTTGCAATTTGTTCTGTTAAAAATTCAACTAATATTTCGGTTTCTGTTATTGAAATCCATGAACTCCAACCATCTCTCTCAATTTCAATTTCATTATCCGAATCAAGTTTATGGAATCTTATTCCTTTTACTAATATACTTTCCATTCTATTCTGATTTAAAGGTTTCTAATCTGTTTACTATTTTTTCAACAACTTTTTTATCCATTCCAATATATCTAAATGTAATATCTACATCTTGAACATCATTTAAAAAGTCCTTTTGTTGTTGTTCTGTCATTCTAAAAAACATCCATCCATTTTCTTTGTTTCTAATTACCATCCAAAGCATTTTAATAAATAAAAATTTCTGTTTCATTCTATTCTGATTTAAAGTAAACATGAAGGAGACTACCAATGTATTTTCCATCATCAAACTTAACGCGTGTTATTGTATCATTTTCTCTGTTACAATGCTTGAGTAAATTAACATCGGAACAATCATAATCAAACCAAGATTCTTGTTTGATTTCTTTTTCAAATGTAACTTGTTCCTTAGTGTTTTTAATTATTTTTATCATTCTATTCTGATTTAAAGGGTGAAATTCCTAATTCTATTTTTCCTTTGTGTTTTGACTTTTCTCCTGTAAAATGTACTAAAGAAACAGTTCCCCATACTTTTTTGCCGTTTCTTATAAAATACATTTTTGCACCTAAGTCTGGTTGTCCTAACTTGTTGTAAGTTTCGGAGTCAAAATATCTTTTTGCCATTGCCATTCCTATTCTATTTTGATTTAAAGGTTTTTAATTTTCTCTTAGCAACTTCAATCTGTTTACGGAAATAATATCCATTTAGATTGTTGCTCTTTCTTTCACATATCTGCAATTCATAAAGACAGTGCATAATGTGGTTTTGTATTTTTACCAATTCCATTCTATTCTGATTTAAAGGTTTCGTTATAGTATTGTTTACATCTTTCTTCTGTTAATGGTATATCTTGTCCACCATCCCAATAAGCATCCATTATCTGATTCTCAAACATTTTATCTGCTCTTTCAACTATATCTTCAGGAACTCCATAAGGAAAATATCCTTCATTCCATAGTTGTTGTACCAACCATTCTACTGCTGTTTTCATTCTATTCTGATTTAAAGGTTTCGTTGTAATAATCATCATTTTTAATGTCTAATGAAATGTAATAATCTGTCATTCCTTCAAATGGATATTCACCATTCCATCCTTCCGCTGAATTTTTGAAACCATCAAGTCTTGAATCTAATATCTGCTCTCTCTCCACCTCTAAAAACTTACTAAACTCATTGACAAATGTTCTGCCCTTCTCAGTGTGTATGTCAAACAGTGATGGATGTAACTCCTCTAATCTTGCAAATGCTTGCTGTAACGCTGTTTTCATATTACTTTGTTTTTCTATATTCTATTTCTTTTTTAATTAAATCTATGTGCCAATCTGCACCACCATAATCAACTACTGCTTGAAGGTAATCATCATCCATATCGCATATCGCAATCCACGATAACGGTTGTAATCCATCCTTACCTCTACTACCACGTACGGCATATCTCCGTACAATTTCAAAGTCATCATCAGCATAGATGTCTATAGCTACTATTCTACTCATGCTCTTAGCACCATACCTTTGATAATCTAATCCACCATCTACCATAGCTTTGTTAGGACAATCACAGGTCTTATAGTCGTGCCTATGTCTGCTTACTATTGTCTCATTACATTCTAAGCATTTAACTGCATTATAAATTAACTGTCTCATTGTTTAAATGTTTTATTGAAATAACCTTCACCATTACCATACTCGTGACTCATAAATCTACCATAGAAGAAAGCATCTATAATCTGTTGCTTAAACATTTCTTTTGCTTTTTCTTTAGCTAGGTATCTATCAAACTCATTAGATAAATCTTTATCCTCATACTGCTCAATGATATAATCAATAGATGTATTTTCTTTTGTTTCCATCTTGAATGATTGTTTAATGTAGTGAGATAAAGTATCTACAAAATTTTCTTCTTCATCTTCTATTCTATTATCTTTTAGTTTCTGGAGGTACAATACAGCATCCATAAGTTCTTCTTGAAGATGTTTAAAGAAGTTATCTATATTATTTTCTTGAAGGGTAGTACCGTACTTTCTCATTCCTGTTTGGCTACGTTCATCAAATAATTCTTTTACTTGTTCAACGATAGGATCTGTTGTGGATAGTGAACGAGGTTCTCCTTCCACGAAATAAGTTGAAGAGTAGTATGAATAAGCTCCTAAGTCATCAAGGATATAATAGGTTATTGGCCCGCCATTACCATAGGAATAAGTATAGTCAGCAGGATAATATCTACCGATAGTTAATCTATTCTCCAATCCTTTGTTGTCAATACATTTTAAAACTTTCTTTTCCATTTGTTTAATTATTAATCGTTATTATACTCATTTACTAATCTAAAGGCTATCACTAGTATTGCTACTGCGAATGTTATCATTGCTAATTCTTTCATAATTCTTCTAATTCTTTAAGTTTATTATCTAATAAATCAGCTATTGATTTGAGTTCCTTTTTAAGGACATCATTTATTAATAGCATATCATGCAAATATACTTCTTGTTTAAATCCTTCTTTATGTTTATATTCTATGCGACAATCTTTTATACTAGAAGTAATTGCTTGTTCTATATTTTCTTTTTTATAAGTCAATTCATTTATTGAAATAACTAAGTCTTTTGCTTTTTTAAATTTAGGTGTCATATTCTTTTTTTTTTTTTAATCTTTCCAAAATTCATCATAAAAAACTTCATCAAAGTAATCCGCATCTTCCATTTGAGCTACATGATCTTGAGCTATCTCTCCACGTAATTCAAACTTAGGTTTAGCTTTTTCTTTTTGTTCTAATGCTTCGACTCTTCTTAGAATCATCTTTAGCGTATTCCTAAGATGTTGAAGATCCATCTCGTCAACATTAATCTTTTGACCATTCTTCATAGTCCAGTAGTATTCTCTCATATTAAATTTTTACATTTGTCCAACATCTCTGATATATTATTTCTATTTTCTTCCGAATAATGGAAGAACTCAAACTGTAAATAGTAAGCGACAGATTCAAAAGCTTTTTCTCTATTTAGATTTCTTTCTTCTATTGCTTTTTCTATTTTATTTATAAATTCTTCTTTACTTATTAATACTTTATTATTTATATTATTTATTATTTCTTTATTATTTATATTTTCTATTTTATTATTTATTATTTGGTTGGAGGGATGCTTCAAGGGTAGTTCAACCACCCCTTCAAGGGACCCTTCAAGGGTTTGATTGTTATTTAATTGATTTTCAATACGTTTCAAACCACCTTTTTCACCAAGTTGTTTTGAATTGATAACAAAGTCCATTGTCTTTTTATAATTATTGAAATATTTTTTTACGATTTTAGTTTTTATTGGAACTAAATTGCCCTGATAATATTCAGAAACTGCAAAAAGCCATTGGATATAATGCTTTTCATTTTCAAAAAATTGTTTTGCTAATTGCATATCTTCAAAGGTAATCTTGAAGAAATCTTTTTTTTCCTTTTTCATGTGGTCGTTATTTATAAACTCCCTGTATGATAGCCACAACCACGAGGCGTTTCAATACAAGGAGTCTTTGTTATACAAAAAAAATGTATTTTTAATTTTAGATATGGTTGTTACTTAACCACAAATATACGAAATAAATTTAATTAATTAACAGATGAATAATATTTCTCAGCTACTTCGGGGAAAGAATCTCTAGCCATAATACTACTATACTCTAATTTAATATCTATACCTACACCTGATACATTGAATATTCTTATGTGTCCATCGGTGAATATGGTAGTTCCTGGTGCGTAGTCTATGTAGAAAGCTTTCTTACTATTGTATCTTATACTCTTAAAGTCTGGTAAGGGATCACCCATTAGTACGGAGTTAAGGACCTCACTCCAGAACTCAAAGCCTTCTGGCGATTCATCCCAATCGAATAGAGATAGTAACTCAACTTCTAAAGACTCAGCATCTTCATTAAGTTCTGCCTTATCTCTAACGTTTTTAATTACTGCATCTACATATTTCTTTGGTAGGTTTTGCTTCAGTAGGTCTATTACTTTCATATCGTAAATCATATATGCTAATTTAGTTAAAATATTAATTGTCTAGAATAAAAATGATAAAGAGTCTAGCGCTATGTCTAGGAATGTCATTGCAAATACTATGAAGTAAACAATACCAAATAAACAATATATTATTAGACTAATTGTTGTTGCTAAATCTTTCATCATTTAAACATTAAGGTTATTGAATCTATTGCTGAGTAAAACATCATAAAGAATATTGTACCCACATAGAATAGATTGAATATCCAAGATACAAGTATTACAAACCATACGCCTTTTTCTACCATATTATTTAATTGTATTTAGTTTCATTACATACAGTAAGTCTTTGTTACCGTAAGTATTGGTAAACTTCTGCATAGCACCTAAGTAAGATGCTGATTTAATGTTAACGCCTGTGCATAGTTCCTCGCCTATGACATAGCAAAAGTGATATGTATTCATATTATTTATTATTTATTAATCAAAATCTAAGTATTTATCTTCGTGGTAATTATCTAATCCTAGATACCCAGAACTTTCATTGACATCCATCTCTATTCTTTCTGATAGAATCTCTTGTACATGTGTGGATGGACAGCTATAAAAGTTACCAGTATCTTTATCGTAGGTGTATATAGCATCGAAGCTAACAGTAATCTTGAACCATTCATCAATGCATGACTCAACATACCAGGTGAAGTCTAGGGTTATCATTGAATCCTCTGTTTCTTCTTCGATGAAGCCTGTCTTATCTGCTTGTAGATGTATATCTACTTTCTCCCAATCTATGTCATTCATGATGCGTGGTATTCGTTAACGTAATATTCTAGTATATCCCCTACTCTATCTAGGAGTTGTTCTTCTGATTCTTTAGCCATCTCAATGATGTCGCTTGCCTCAAATCCATCTTGAGTATAAGACAAGATTAAGTTAATTAGTTTCTCTCTCATGTTATTTAATTTAATTGTTTATATGTTCCCATCCTTCTAACTCTTCTAGCTTTACGCTAATAGGTCTTAACCCATACGGATCAGCATCTAGGTAATAGTCGAATGTATATCCTATATTCTCTAACTCATTTACTAACCTATCTAATTCTAGGTACGTGTTAGGCTTATCTTCATCAAATGTTTCAAGTATTTCTTGTACTTCTGATGGTATTAATTCTGGTGTTTCAAATAAATCTTTCATATTATTTAATTTAAAATTCTACTTCAAAGTTTAACTTTCTACATCTACTTTCAATAGCTTTCTTGCTAGTGTTCTTTATACCTAACCATTCTGCTAATTGTTTTTGATTGTCAAACCATCTGTTTGTACTTAATCCAATTTTTATTCTTATCATATTACTTAATTTAATACTCTAACTCTAGTAATTTCATTGCCTCTAATAGGTCAATTATCTCTTCTCTACGGTACTTTGATAAGTTCTTTAATAGATTATCTACCTTATGTTGTTTTCCTTGCTCTATGAAGCTAATAATAGCATCAAATATTTTATCATTCATGGCTTATGTTTTTATATTCTTTGTACATTAATAATTCATCGTATATAGATTCGTTTATGGTTTCGTATATATAATCTTTATGGATAGAGTTATGTAGTATCTCTAACTTTGCTTCATCGCTTAAGTCATCATCATCTACGTCATCAATATGCCAAAGAAAGGTGACATAATAACCTGCATCACGTAATGTTTGTAATGCTTCATCTACTTTTTTACTCATAACTTTATTTTTAAATTGAACATTTATTTATTTCTCCTAGATAGTAGTCATACCAATCATTGAATCTATCTTGTATCTCTTCTGTATAGAAGTATCCTTCTTCTGTTATTTGGAACATATCATCTTCATTATTGATAATATCTCCTGATTCTTGAAAGGTTCTTGTATGAGCCAACTCACAAGCTAACTCAATCACGTTAATTGTTTTTTCCATAATTTAATTTGTTGATATTGAACAATTTACATTTGCTTACCTAAACTAATACGTTAGATAAAACGTAGCCTACAATACATATTATCGTAGGCGTTACCATTATTATTATATTACTCTTCTTCATCTTCACTTATTTTTACTACGAATCCAGAATTATCTTTCCTAGCTTTCCCTTTAGCCTTGAGACCTATGATGACATTGTCATGATCCATATATCTAAGATCATTCTCGTCACCATTCATTACTTTGTAGCCTAGGTATTCATCAGGCATATTGTCGAACACTATTGCTACATTGCCTCCCATCTCTAGATATGTTAAGCATTCTAATGTATTGTCTTCTGACCTTGAGAATGTAAGATAATAATTACTGTCCATATACTTAATAGCTTTTTTAATATTCTTCGTATAATCATAGAACTTTAGATTGCTTAATTGTAATATGTCATGACCTAACTTTTGTCTAATCAATTCGACAAAATCTAAATCAGATGTACCATTAAGTCTTATTGCTACGGCTCTATTCTCTAGCATTGCCTCTGCATTGACAAGATATAGTTCTTTGTATAGCTGACTTAAGAATCCATTCATATCACTAAACAACCAGTCTGTTTTACGTTGCCTAGCTGATTGAACATTAGAGAATGCACCTCTACCTGCCGTAAATAGACAAGCTTCGATGCATCCTTTACTAGCATTGGCACATACATTTTTACCAAAACTATTTTGTTTCCATGGACTGAGATACAGAATGTATGACTCTGTAATGTGTTGATTCTTGGCAGTCTTATAGTTAGTGCTACCATGACTCAATAACTTTAAACTCTTCATATTACTTTGTTTTGTTTATTATTTATTCATTATTTAATTTATACAATGATTGAAGTCTATCTCTGAATTTATCATAATTAACAAACTCTTCTATCGTATCGAACTTAGGGTTAAAAGAATAATCATCTTCATTATTAAGTATAACTTTTGGACTGTGGTAAATAGTATGATGACTTTTATCGTGTTCATTTATTAACTGATAATTTCTTTTAAGCTTATAGTTTATGTTTATATAGTTCCAATCTTTATTAACTCCTTCTTTTGTTGGTGTTATATGAATTGTTGACCAGCGAATCTGAATATCTAGACCTAGTTGTTGTATCTCTGGGGCTATCTTTTTAAAATCTTCTTCTAACTGAATCTTTAATGCATCATCATAAGACTTTTTGATTAGATCAATCTCTATCTGTCTATTCTTTCTCTTCGTTTCCTTATCAATAATCTCTGCTATGTTTAGTAAACCTCCGCTAGTATTGGAGGTATTGTTAATTTTTAAGAATGATTGCGTTAATAAGTCAATCGTTTCTTGTTGTTCTGCTGTTAAGTTCATTACTGTTTTTTTTAATTAATAAATATTTCCATCTTCTGTATAGTCATAGTCTTGACCGTATAGTGTCTCAACTATCTGTCTTTCCTCTGTTAGATAATCATATGATTCTTCTAATGATCTGTATAAGTCCTGGCATATACTATTATATTTCTCTCTGAGAAACCATTCAAAATCATCTGCGAATGATACTAACCATTTATAAAAGGTAGCTGAATAGTGTAGATCTCCGTTGTTTACCTCCCAATAGATTGAATGACTACAACATCCCTCGTGGTTATAAGGTCCTCTATGTTTACCCCAGGCACTAACTGATACATTGTTTAATATCCATTGTTTACGCATAGGAGATAAAGGTTCATTGCCTATTAGTATTGTATCTACAAACTCATTAAGTAATTCATATGCAATACCATCATACTCAAACATTGCCCCATCCCCTTGACTCCAGAAGCCTGAGTAGTATATGTTTGTTGCCTCGAATCCTTTACTAGGTATCTCCTTCTTAATCCAATCCTCAAGAATAAACTCGTGCCAATCATCGTACACATTTATATCTCTATTCTTTTCTATTACTTTTTCTTGTACATCCTTACTAAGTTCATCGAACTTGTATAGTTTTAATTCTACTGTCTTCATTACTTTATTAATTTAAGTGAATAATATTTTACTATTGAAAATCTAATTAAGAATCTAGCATGTTGTAACGCCTCCTTGTAATTGAAGGCGTTAATTGTTGCGTGATCTATTACACATTTATCATGTGTGTATCCTGTAAACATATATTGTTTCATCTTCTTGTTATGTGTTTAGTTGTTGATGTTATCTTTACTCTTCCGTATGCATCACAAGATGACTTACTTGTCTTACAAGATGCTAATAAAACTGTTGCTGCTGCAACTACGATTAATTTTTTCATTACTGTTTTTTTTATTTATTATTATACTAATTGTTTACCTACTTTGTGAACGGAGTCCATGTCAATGTTATGACAACCAATCTTTAGTGTACCATTGATTGAATTAACTATGTAGTTACTTATTCTATGACCTTTGATGTCTATACCTTTACAGATTAGTTGATACAATGTCCTAGCTTCGTCAATAGATACCTTGACATGTTGAGATGTTTCTATGTTACTACCATCTTGACTGATGCGTAGATAATCTTTCTCACCTATTCTGAATGTATGCACCTCGTAGTTGTACCACTTAGATAATGTGTCCTTGATTTTTTTAGCTTCGCTACGCTTACGCATTAACTCTTCTTTCTTCTTTGCCTCTGCTAATTTCTGTTGAAACTCTTCGGGTTGAGATTGTATAACCTTGATGATACGTTTAATGTTTTTATATCTATCATCTTTGATTGTATTCTTGTTCTTTGTGTACTTGATGAACTCATTAAGCGAATTCCATAGAGATAGCATCTCGTTAATGTATTTCTCTGGTTTCTTTGCCTTTGCTAGTCTATCTTTCAATGCTAGTATCTGAAGATTTACAAGATGTAAGTCGCATGACCTAGTAAAGAACTGTTTGTATTGTCTTGTCGCACCTGTAACCCAATGAATATGTTTATTTGTGGTACTTGAATAACCTCTGTTATCTATTACAATTGTCTTATCATCAATGAACTCACCTAATAAGTAGTGATAACCATACGAATAGATTTTATCCCCATAAAAGAATACATTACTAGATTTACCATGTGATTGGTTTCTTTGTGCGAATACATGAATTACGTCATGTGCGTTACTGAATACTGTTTTCATACTGTTTTTTTTTATTTGATTTTATATTAATTCTATTAAGAAAGGGTTAATTGATTCTGACTCACTGAATAGGCGGAGGAACTCATCTTTATCGCATAGTATTCCGCCAGTTTCTTCGGCACATTTTTCCCCTTGTTCTATGCAATTCGAGTGTATTGGATCAAGATATACATGTCCGTATGAACCTAGCCACATACAAACATGGTCACACTTTGCTTCCATTGCATTTTTAATTTGTTCCTCTGTTAGCATATCTAATACGCTAGTCAAATTATCTCTTGTTATCATCTTACTTTGTTTTATATAAATTATGTTCCATCATTTTAATATCGAATAATACTACTGATAAGGCATTCAATGTGCCTTTACAGAAGCCTTCTTCACGTGTGCCTTCATTACACATACTTAATCTTTGTTTAGCTCCCTCAATATCTCGATTGATAAGCTCTACTATTTTTTCCATTAATTCTTTTTCCATGACTGTTTACTTTATGCTTGTTCTACTTTAATTAATTCCCATTGCCACTTAATACCATTACTTGATACTACTGTGACATTACCTATTTCTTTCTTCATCTTTTCAAATGTTACTTTACTTCGACTACAATACTTTACCTCTGTTGCACCTGAGAATGCATCTTCAAATGTCAACTTAACATGTACTAGATCCATATTACTTTATTTACTTTCTTTAATTATATAATATTTATTTCTGTCTCCTACTTCAGTGCAAAATGCTGTATATACCTTATCAATAGCATGGTATTTACTATGAGCAAATAATCTGAATATTCGCTCTCTGTTGTGCATATCTAATACACCAACTTTGTAATATTTTGTTTCCATTACAATAGATTTTCTTTGATAAATTCCCCGATTAATGCACCCAGGACTAATACTTCTAATGTGAGGATCATTGCCCATATTACGAGCCATCCTTTCCACAATTCCCAACTATTATAAGTTAGGATAATTCCAATTACCATGATAACCATCATGATAATTGAGTAAATGTTTTTTCTTTCCATAATTTTACTTTGTTATTTTTAATAAATAAGTGGCTGACATAAACAATATTGATGCGATGCCTAGTACCACCATTGGCGCACCTACTCCGCTATTAACGAATATTAAACTGTAAGAGGACCATACCATTATAATTAGCGAATAAGCTACAATTAATCTGATTAAATTCTTCATAATTTATTTATTTGATTTAAAAATTTGCGTTGCCTAAAATTGGCTTGATAGTGAACTATGTTACCAAAGTTCTAATTAGCGGCTACCACTCAACTCAATGAATGGTAGTCTTATTGCATTGTGTTGGATCTCATGTCTTTCCATCCCCGCACAATAACGGACAACATTAATTAATTAGTGTATATTCTAAAAATAGAATATGAGATGAATATATTTCAATCCATCCAGATTTTAATTGGTAATTTGTTTCAATCATCTTTTTATAATTGCTTCGCCTTTGGTTATTGCATCCCACAATTACACGTTAACTCAATCACTAGTTAACATCGCATCCTCGCATATACACGTGTATATGGTACGTACAGTTTTTTCTCTTGTAACTATTACTCCTTTGTATTCACTATAGAATAATAACAAGTTGACTAACTGTAAAATGATTTTTAATATTTCAAAGAATAGTTAACTACTAGTTAAGAACTATTTTTGTAGTTAACAAACAAACTAACTGTATAAAATAACCGCTTGTTATTTTTTTTTATCTACTAGTTAAGAACTATTTTAATGTAAATAATACAAGTTAATTGTTATAATTTGCACCCCGAAATTAATCCAATAAAATCGGGGTTAATTAGTTTAATTAATTCCAATTTTGTAACTCAACCAACTTTTGTAAGTCTATTAAATTTGTGTTAATTGTTCGTATCAAAAAGAAAATAGAGTAATTTCCCGCTTTTGTTTTTATCCCTTTAAGGTCTTGAATTGCTTTGTAAAGGTCTGAATTCTTACGAGCTAATTTAATGATATTAAAAACATTTGTTAACCTTATTTCGTCAAATTGATTAAACTCTAAATTTTTCTTTTGTTCCTCAAAAATTTGTTGTTCCTCATTACTAACTATTTTCAATAAATAACCTAGTGAAATAAAATTTTGCTTGAAAATATTATTTGTTGCAATTACTACTCGTTTATAATTTCCTCTCTCAATTGTTTGTTGCTTTATCCTTGCAAGTCTATCTTGTTTCTTTTGTTCTTTTGATATTTCTCTATCTTTTGATAATTGTTTCAATAAATTGTTCTTTTGTTCCTTTGCATCTTGTTTAATTACCTCGTTGAGTAAATTAATACCTTTTGTTTGTGCTAATTTAGTACTGTTTTTCACTTTGTTAGCTTGTCTAGTTCTTTTTACTGTTTTTGTTTCCATAACTGTTTTTTTAAATAAATGATTAATTAATTATCTTGATGTAAAATTACAATTTAATTCTGAATTAAAACTATCTTTTTACTTTAAAATGTTAAGAAAAGTTAACAAATTTCAAGTTTTTTTTAAGTATTGAATATGTTTAAAATCTAGTTCTTTTTGTGGTTAAAATCTAAGCAGGTTTTTTTATGGTGGATTGAATGAGAATAACACAAAACTATAAATATTATTTATGCATTCCAATTATATATAAATTTTCTTTATGATAACAGTTAATGCAACAGTATTGCAATAAAATAAAATAGATATAGTACAAAGTACAATAACTAAATGAGATGGTCCGCAATGATCTACTTATAGTACAAAGTACAATAACTAAAGATAGTTAGACTAGCTAGGAGGAGGGATTTTGATTTGCACTTTTCCCTTTTGAGAACGGGAGGGGATAGGTATGCGTGTATAAGTCCCCTGAGTATACGTATTCTTTTTTCACAACTAGCCATACAAAGGACAATACAATAGCAATACGTGACTTATAAGACACTTTATGCTACCGAATAGATAGATTATATCACTAAGCATATAAAAGTCTCTGAGGGGGGCTAATTATACGCAATAAGATATAGTGTCCAGTTTTTTGCTTAATAAACTTGACATTAATGGGCCGCCAGCACCAATATGCATAATACATTTAGCATAGTCACCTTACACAAATAAGCTTATGGGCTGATGAATCATTTACTCTTATAAGCCTATAGACTAATTTTAAAAGAGGGGAGGGATAGTAGTACTGTCTAGTACCTGTATCTCACATAAACAACTTATGATGCAAGGGCAGTCAGCTGGATGCTGATTGGCACGTATCATTATACATAGAAATAAACAATAAAATAAGCGTTTTGTAACTATCTGATTATCAGGAAGAAAATGTTACACTTTTTAAGTACAAGTTGTGGTTTATAAGCAAGTACAAAGTGGGGGTCTATTTAACATAATATTATAGTGTTTTCATCAAGCATTGTGCCATAGTTAATAATTCTTAAATAATTTGTTTATTTAATTTATTGTCTTTAGCTTTGTTATTATGGATAGAATAATTGATTATAGAATGTTAGCTTCTTTGAGTGATGATATGAAGAAGGTACTAGTAGATATAGCTTTAGAAGCGTATCTTGATGGGTTAAGTGATGGGGTGAATATAGAGGCAGGGTTAGCCTCAGAGAATAGTGGTAAGTTCATATCAGAATTAGCTGGTGAAATAGGATTTAAGTTATGAGTCCAGAACAAGAAGCCGCAGATCTAGTAAATAAGTATTACAATCTATTTAGCATAGATTTAGAGAATAGCATTAGTATATATGAGGCAGCCCAATGTGCTTTAGAAGCTGTTGATGTAATCTTAAATGCAGATATTCCTATGTTAGAAGAGGATGCTGATGCCTTCTATGACTATTGGACTCAAGTGTATAACGAATTAGAAAAATATGAGGGGATTTACTAAAGATGGTGTTAACCTAGATGTATGTGCTTACTGTAAATGTTCGATAGATGAGTATAGTGCTACGGTTGATCACCTGTATGCGAAAAGTAGGGGAGGGATATTAAGTAACAAGAATAAAGTACCTGCGTGTGGAGAATGTAATAAGCTTAAAGGTAGTATGAATATAGATGAGTTTCATAGGGCCTTAAATGGATTGATATACTATGAGCATGTAAAACATAAGGAGAGTATATCGTATCTCAAGAAGGTTAAGTTAAATGTAGAATCACTAATAAATGATAAGAAGAAATGAGTAAGAAGAAACAAGAAAAAGCTTTAGAAGAAATGATGAGGCTAGATGAGAAGTATGAATTATATGACAATCTAGATGAGGTGTATCAAATAACTTTAAAAGGGCTTATTTGGAGTGTTATTGAAGATGATAAGTTATCAAAGGAGATAGTAGATAAGATAGAGCTTTATTTAAGAAGGCATCACGCTAAGGGCGGCCACCCTGCTATAGTGTTTAACATGGATGATAATAGATTTGATTTTGTAACAATAAGACATTCAGAAGATGAGTAGTTTACTTTATGATATGATACTTATGGAGGCTGATAAGATAGCTTACCATAGACAGAAAGACCTAGAACTATACTACAAAGATAAGAATGGAGAGATAGTTCCTTTGGCAGAAGCATACAGTCCAGAAGTAGAAGATATAATCAAGCAGCTATCTAAAAGAAAGCGTATGCGTTATTTCATTACTTTTGCTGATGGATTGAAAAAACAGAATGAGCTAACACAATCCGCTAATAGGATTATTAGATTATTAGTAGGAGATATGGGCTATGACAACAGGGCTTATGGTTGGTCACTAAGGGATATTCAATCTGCACTTACTATGAACATGACTCTCGTATTAAAGAACATGAAGGTGCTATGTGGTGAAGATATTGTTCGCTACTATAGCGTAAAAAACAAGAGAACGTATATGGTTAATCCAGCTTACTTTTATAGAGGCACATTCAAAGGTTTATTCATGGCTGTTAAGAAATATGAGAATGACTTTCCAAAAAGAGACTTCAAACTAAATATCATTAAATGAATGTAATTAAACATGCTAAGAATATCCATGAGATAAAATTAGAAGGAACAAAAGCTAGTATAGCTATGCTATCAGATATACATTGGGATAACCCTAAATGCGATTGGAATTTACTAAAGAAACATCTAGACTATTGCGTATCGGAGAACATCCCTGTTATGATTAATGGGGATATGTTTTGTCTTATGCAAGGTAGAGGGGATAAAAGAGGAAACAAGTCTGATATACGCCCAGAGCATAACAACGCTAAATACCTGGATAGTATTGTAGAGACAGCTGTTGAGTGGTTTAGTCCTTATGCGCACCTAATGACTGTTGTTGGATATGGTAATCATGAGGGAGGTATAATAAAATATCAAGAGACTGATATACTACAACGCTTTGTTGACCTATTAAACTATAAGAATAAAAGTAATGTTTACTCAGGAGGATATGGTGGATGGTTTATTGTGAATATGAAAGTTCATGGTAACGCAAACTACTGTACTAAGGTTAAATATTTTCATGGATCTGGTGGTGGAGGTATAGTAACGAAAGGTGCATTGAACCTTACTAGGGCGTTAGAGATGTATGAGGGATTCGATGTATTTACTATGGGCCACATACATGAGAACAGTTGTCGTAATGACGTAAGAGATACTGTTGATTATAGTGCTAGAGGAGGGTATAAAAACTCATTGAAAGATATTCACCTTATGCTTACTGGTACGTACAAAGAGGAGTATGAAGATGGTAGCAAGGGATGGCATGTGGAAAGAGGTGCGCCACCTAAACCTATTGGGGGTAGGATTCTTACCATAGAGCATAAAAGAGTTAGGAGCAAAGAAGAAGATGCGGTAATAAGACAAATAGATAGTCATAAATTTCCACTATGAGAATAAATGCCCAGATAGAAGAGATGTGTGGTGTAGTAGAGATGTTTCTATTCGTAAAGAAGCAGGTTACTGTTAGAATTGTGTTTGACGATAAGGACAAGGAGGAACATCATATACAGTTACTTCATAAGGCATACGATGTAGCTGTAAATTTCTTTACCTTTGGTAGATAATTTAGTTTAAAATATTTTTATATCTTTGACAAAAAAAATATGAAGACAGATAAATATTGGGCTTCTAATCCAGATAAGAATGGAAGCTACGTAGACAAAGGAAGAGTGGAGGGGAGACCTGTTGCTGCTGCCACTTTAAAGGATGAAGCTCCTACATCAAAGGTAGCTTTCAAATTAATGTACAAGAATACTAAAGATAAAAAATACTGCGACTAATGAAAAAAGGAAATGCACTTAAAAAAGCTATGATGTCAGAATACATGGGATCTGAAGCTGAAGAAAAATACTCTTCTAAAAAAGATAAGATGAAACACGAAAAAGGTGAATCTAAGAAAGAAGAAAAGAAAGAAAAGTTTATGTCTAAATTTAAAAAGAAAGGATAATGGCAAATTTAAAAAATCTAATCGGTAAAGCTTTAAACAAAGCTAAAAGCTCTAAACCATCTGATGAAGGAAACGGAACTAAAACAAGAGTAATTAAAAAAGGTATGACTCCTAAGCAAGGAATGGAGTATAAGTCTAAAGAAACAAATGAATCAATTAGAAAAGGACTTGGTAAGTTAGATGATATGCTTTTTGAGATGAAACGACCAGGATTTAATCCTAATGTTCCTGCTTCTGCTAAAACAACTAAACCCGCTCCTATACAAGCTGCTAAAGAAAAAAGAGATAAAATACAAGCTACATTTGGAGGTCCTAAACAAATTTCATCTAGAGGTGGAACTGGAATGAAAACAGAGCTTAGTCCTGCTTATAAAGAAAGCAAAGCGGAAGATGTAAAAAGACTTACTAAACCAGGTGGGCTTAAAAGTGAATTAACTCAATATGAAAGAAGTTTAGGCAGACGTAGAAAAGATAAATTTAGAAACGATTAATTATGCTAAACAACAACTCTGGCATAGATCCTAAACTTATTCAGAAAGCGTATGCTAAATACGATAAGATTAAGAAGAATAAGAAGAAGTCTGAGAAAGGCTATTACAAATCTGATAAGATAGCTAATAGTCAATCAGAAGCTACAACCAGAGATAAAGGATATTAATTCTCCAATCAACTATAAACGAGCCACCAAACGAGGTGGCTTTTTTATTTGTCACTAATATTTACTAAATTTGTGACATGAGTAGAAAAAATAAAGAGGTACTCGAAATCTTTACTACGGAATGGAAACCATCCCACAAAGAATTTGAATATCCAACATCATTCGTTAAATGGATAGACTCCATAAATAGCGGATGGCAGAACAAAATACATTACGAACCATTTGAAACATACTGTCGTCAAGCAGAACTATGGGTTCAAGATGATTCAGAAATACTTGATTACGACACAGAGGATGAACAAGTAGAGTGGTTAATGAGAGAGATACAGAGATGTAAGGATAACACCCTTTACTTCTGTAATAAATACGGATATATCAAGGAAGATAGATCTGAGAATGGTATGCTAGCGTATCAAGCCTGGGATGCTCAGAAAGTACTTCTCTTCCTATTCGACTGTGGATATTCACTTATGATTGGTAAGGCCCGACAGATTGGTTTTACCACTACCATGTGTCTAGCAGGTATGAAGCGAGTAAACTTCAATAAGTCCTACTTCATTAAGTTTGTTACTCACTCTAAAGACAAGGGTATAGAGATATTTAGGGATAAGGTTAAGTGGACATACACTAAGCTACCAGATGTAATAGCTCAAGAGGTTAAGAACTGGACTGACCAAGTAATGTCATTCGATAAGAAAGGAGATAAAAAAGGTAGGGAGGATGGTGGTGCATCACGTTTCCAGGTAGATACTCCAGCTGTAGATGCTATCAATGGTGGTTCTCCATCAGCTGTGTTCATTGATGAGATTGGTTTATTTGAGATATTTGGTGAGATGATGCGTGAGGGTAGGCCTGCTTTATTTAAGTATAACCCAGACTCAGGTAAGATGACTATGCAGCAACAGTTCCTTGCATGGGGTACAGGTGGAGAGATGGATAAGGGAGGTTCTGTATTCGAGTCTGAATTTAAGATGTGTCTAAAACAATGGAAAGAAAAGAATTATGAATATGGTATTATACCTCTATTCTTTAATGCTTACGCAAGGCGAGGCGTTAATGATGCTCACATTAATAATGAGAGAAAGGCTTATTTGGCACTAGAAGGAACTAAGAAAGGGGAGATTGCTAAGGTTCAATTCCATCAGCATTATCCTATCACTATAGATGACATGTTCTTACGTAAGTCACGTACTTTAGTGCCTATTCACACCTGTAATCAGCGTTTAAATGACATTTATGGAAACGATAAGCCACTAGATTATGGTTATTTCGAGCCTATAATGGATATGTCACGCCCTACACCAGATTTGATTACTGAATATAAGATTGTAGGAGCTAAATGGGTGTCTACAGGGTCTAGAGAAGATGTATCTACCTCAGCTGTAGTGATTCATCATCCAGAACCAGGGGAGAAGTGGAAGAATAGGTGGTATCAAGGTACTGACCCCATCAACTCAGAGACAGGACACTCCATGATGTGTAGTGCTATATGGGATTCATTGACTAATTCTGTATCATCTGTGGTATTCCATAGAGATAGAAAGTTTAAACAGACGTATCTACAGGTGTTGCTACAGAGTTTATACTACGATCAGATAGCAAGAGGTGGTGTCAAGGAGCTTGTGGAGAATAACATCGGGGATATGCACGTGGATTTCCAGGAGATACATGGGTTTAAGAGTAAGTTTACTGCTAACGCACAGCTACCAGAGTATTTTCAGATGCATGGAGGTAAATGGTTTGGTATATCGAATAAGGCTAACACAGCGCCACGTATTATAGCTAAGTTAGAGGAACTTTTAGAGGCGTATATGTACAATATAGATATACCATGGTTCTGGGAGCAGCTAAAGACGTTTGTAGAGAAGGATTTAAAGAGTCAGAATAGTCATAGACAGACAAGGTATCAGGCAGCTGACCCTAGATATGATTATGATGACAGCATCTTTGCTATAACCTTCGCTTATATTAATAGTATAGCTCACGCTAGGTATGAGCCAGAGAATATAAAGACAGATGGTGGAGTAGCTAATGTAGAGATACGGTATATTCAATCGAAGGAGACGAATTATAGGATGAAGAAGGCTAGGATAGATAAAACAACAGGAAAGGTTTTAAAGATTCTAGACTAAACATTCAATCTTATTTGATTATTCTTAACTAGGGTTTTATCGAATCCTAGTTTTTTATTCTCCCAAACTATGCCATACTTATTATTGGTTACTTGAGTATATTCATTTATTATGTCCTCAAAGTATTTAAGCTCTTTCTTATTCATTATTTTATATGATAAGAATTTGTATCTAGGGCTATCTTTAAATATAGGATTCTTTAAGTTGTACCAATATATATGGTATTCTACTTTATATCTATCGTAGTCAAATTTAGCCTTGACATGTGACTTAGTAATAAAGTGTGGTGTTTCGTTTTTTATTACCTGACTAAGTTTATTACTCGAATAAGCTGAAGTTGTACTCATCTACTCTACTATTTAAAATAAGAGAAGATTCAGCATCTAAAAACTTAGTTTCTATTATCTCATAAGAATCGTTCTCTTCGTTAATCCAGCAAAGATATGATTTTCCAATTTTTAAATTGGTATTTTTCTCAATTATTTTTTTGTAGATACTCAATTGTAGTGAGTAAGTGTTAAATTCACACTCTTGAAGATGATTCAATCCATTAATCATTTTATACTTACTTGTGGTCTTAATCTCTTTATTTGTCTTGTAATCCCATATCTGAAGTTCATCCTCAATAGTATTATAGAATAGTTTATCAAGCATACCACATACGCCCCAGGTGTCATCTCCTACAACAAGCTCTGCTCTTACCAAAGCTAGTATATCCTTGTACTGAGCATGAAACTGCTGTAACATTTTGTATAGCTTATTTGTTACGATAGGATCTGGTTTATATCCTTTGCTTTGAAACATTAGCTCAGCGCATTTATGAAGCTCTGTTCCTCTCACTTGAGATGTTATTCTTTTCTCATCCCACTCAGCTATTACATCATCTTTAGTTCTACCATCACGTTTAGCTACTAGGCTAGACATTATATCCGTTTCAAACTTCTTCTTATATCGGCCTATAAGTTCTGTTGTAGATATACATCTCTTGAAGTTAAGGTAATACGAATGGTCCTCTTCATTAAAAACCACGTTGTTGAACTTGTTAAGCTCAGTTACTAATTGATACATATAAAATTTTTTGCTCCAAGACAGAGAATCGAACTCTGTGTTCTCCGACTTAAAAGGTCGGGCTTTACCACTAAGCTACTTGGCCATCAGGACACGCTTAACCTGCTGAGCTGCTAGCATTACACTCTTCAATGTTTCCATCAGCGTTTTTAGTAGTAAGGACAGGACTCGAACCTGTTGCTGATTATAGTGCGTTTACCCTTCCGCCACCTTACTATTTAAAAGCACGCTCCTAAGCATTCTACTCCCAGCTACGAGGAATTGTATATAACTTAGCCCGATACTCAACGCTGTACAGGTACTTAGGTTTACGTGCTTTATGCAACTTTTCTCTTGACCTGTAAGAGTTGCCAACTTCACCTGACATACGATCCAGGAGCGAGTGGTGCGGCCTGCAAGAAACCCTACACGTTATAACCGTTCGCTGAGCTACGATCCCTTGTACTTCGGGAACAATATTTAAAATCAAAGAACTCTAGTAAAAAAAAGAGAGCTACTAATCTTCACTCTCTTTCTCAATCATCATCCACTTTACGGAAACAGTTAAAAACCGCAATCAGACGAGACAAAGTTATTTAAGTTTTTTTAATCTAAAAATATTTTAACATTTTTTTAGAATTAAAGTTTTAAAAGAGAAAAAAGAAAAACAAAGAAAAAAAGTTTAATAAGAAAAAAAGAACCAAAAAAAGAATTAATCAAAAAAAGAAAAACGATTATATATATTCGTATATATATTATATATATATACTCTATACATAATCTAAAAAGAAAAAAGAGAAAAGAAAAATAAACAAAAAATAAAATTAAATCATAATAAATTATAATTTAATCTTAATCTTTGTTTCCAAAAAATCAACTTTAAAATTTTTTTATATCTTTGTCAGGATTTAACACAGTGTTAAGTTTTATTATTAACTACACAGATAGAAATATCGGTGACTAAATTTTTTAAAAATGGCTTTTAATTACAAATTACCAAGAGTTCAAGAACTAGATGGTTTGTCTATCTTGAACGCACCAACAGCTGCAACAGATGTTGTACTAGACAATGGTTCATTAACAATCAAAGATGCAACTGGTGCTTCTGCAATCGTGCTTAAAGCATCTGATTTGTTAGGTTTCCGTTACAACGCTTACACAGCTGGAACAGCTAATGTAATAGATGTAGAATTGTCTGCTGCTACTCTAGTAGCTCAAAACATCTACAGCTTGACTGTATCTGCTCCTTACGTACAAAACTTCTTCGGAGGAGGTCAAGAAACTAAAGCGGTTTACATTCCAAGAACTTACACAGTTTCTAGTAATGGAACTGTAGTTCCTCCTGTAGCTCCTACTATTGCTGATCTTCAAACTAAATTTATCAATGAGATAAATTCTGATCCATCTGCATACTTTACTGCTGCTGCTGTAGGTACTAAAATTCGTATTACATCTATTTCTCCTTTAACTGGTCAGTTATTTGTAGAAACTAGCGTTCCGCTTGCTGTTGTTTCGACTGCTACTGCATGGGTTGCTCCAGTTGGAACTACTACTGAGATTTTACGTTATGTTCCTAACTCAACTTTAGTTAGTGGTACTTACAATCGTTACATCATTCAACACAGACAAGTGATTCGTCACAATGCTGTATCTGGATTAGGTGTAATCAGAAATTCTACTTCTTTAGTTTATTTGAATACTGCTGGTGCTGGTACTGCTGCAACAGTTACTAAGTTAACATCTGTATTGGATGGTTCTTATACTCCTGTAGCGGATTATTTAGGTTGTCCAGCTGTATAATTGAAAAATTATTATCTTTGTGGGGTAGGGATTAATTTCTCTACCCTTTTTTATTAAATGTATGGCACAAAAAGAAGCTGAAATTATACTTTTTGGTTTAGAGTCTGGAGATGATTTAAGAATAGAATATCCAGAACTAGCTCAGATAGATGAGTTTAAAAACCTTAAAGCAAAAGAAGTAAGACTCTGCTGGTTATTAGGAAACAGAACAAGTCCTTTATACAAGTTGAGCGATAAGAGAGAGAGATTGAATAGAGCATTAGAGATTGTTTATGGAAAGAGTTATATCCAACAGAAACAATTAAAGGCTTTAGTTGATGGAGATATACCTGTAGAGATTAAAGAAGCCATCAAGAAGATGGAGGAGTTTAATCCAGAGTATAGACTTAGAGCAAAACTGTTAAGTGAGTATATGTTTGAAACGCTTAATGAAATGGTTGTAGTAGGTTCTAATGAATTAGCTACAATGGAAGTAGATGAGAAAAAGAAATATACTGACTTACTAGTTAAGATACATGAAGAACTACCAGATATGGTTAAACGATTAGAAACTTCTTATGGAGTTAAAGTGAAAGATAGAAAGACTAAGAAAGAGATCCTTGTTAAAATAAATGATGTACTACGATGAGTTACATGTTCAGCCAAAACAGAGTAAGACCAAATAAGCTTACTAGAATAAAAGATAAAACTTACCATAGAGATTATGCTAAGTATGTATTATCTTCAATGAGTAATTTCCTTTATAGACAATTCATAAACAAATGTATTGTTAACT